GGGTGCTGCTGCAGGTGCAGGAAACAACGCTGCATTCTAACTTATTATTCATATGGGGAGGCTTCGGTCTCCCTTTTTTTTATTCGATTAACTTATGGCTACCACAACTACTGATACCGATACCGAACTATCCGCTGTAAATGCTATACTGGGAGCTATTGGTCAATCACCGATAACCTCTTTAGTGTTCGATAATCCAGAAGTATCATTTATATATAATTTATTAAGAGATTCTAACGTTGATGTACAAGCAGAAGGTTGGCACTTCAACACAGAAAAACATGTTGCTTATTCTCCAGATGCTGTTACTAAAAAGATAGCTATTGGAAATGATATACTAAAGATGGACATGCATGATAATTGGTCTGAACGGAATTTCGATGTCGTAAAAAGAAACGGTTATTTATATGATAAACACGATCACACTGATGAATGGGATTCAGCTGTCGATCTAGATGTAGTTAGATTATTTTCATTTGAAGATCTACCTACAGTATTTAAAAGATATATAATATATAGATCTAGTCGTTTAGCAGCAACACAATTAGTAGCTAATCCACAATTAGCTCAATTACTAGGAGCTCAAGAACAACAAGCTAGAGCTGCATGTATGGAGTATGAATGTAATCAAGGTAATCATAGTATGTTTGGATTCCCTGAAGATAGTACATTCCATACTTATCAACCCTTTAGAGCTATAGCAAGATAATGTCAACTATAACACAGACTGTACCAAGTTATGCTGGGGGTATCTCAGAACAGCCTGATCAATTAAAGTTACCAGGACAAGTTAAGAGTACTCAAAATTCTATACCAGATATCATACATGGTTTATATAAAAGACCTGGAGCTAAACGATTAGGAACTGCTCCGTTAACTAATGTGCAAAGTAATGGTAGTTGGTTTCATTATTATAGAGATGAGACAGAAGGATCTTATATAGGACAGATAGCTAGTGATGGTAAAGTAAGGGTATGGAGCTGTAATGATGGTACTGAAAAGAATGTCTGGTATCATACAGATAACAGTGCATACAACGGAGGTAATTCCGATCATACATCTATCACTTCTTACTTAACACCTAGTAGTGCTTCAGCTACAGAGGATCTACAAGCATTAACTATAAACGATACTACCTTTTTAAATAATAGAACTAAAACTGTAGGTACTACAGGTACTACTACTGATAGACCACATAAAAATTGGGCTTATATAGAATTAATTAGAACAGAAAATGGTAGACAATATTCATTAAATATTTATGATTCAGATTCTACTACTAATATCGATACTGCAACTAGAGTAAAAATAGATTCACATGAATTAGGTGAAGGACTAGGTAGTGGACAATGTTTAGGTATAGGTACTAAAGTATATAGTGGCGGAGAAACTAATACTGGTAGTAAGACAAACCTAACATTCAGATTAAGTGTCTTAGGACAGCAAGGAGTAGGTGATGGTACATCTGGTACTGTAGAAGCTGATGACTATGCTTGTTCTTATAACCCAGAAATAAATCTATTACATGGAGGAGAGGGTTGGGATACAAATGATACATTAACAGTAGCTGGACCTTCTACTAAAGGTAAATCTTCAGGAGGTAATAACTATACAGCACAAGCTAACTTTACTATCAGAGTAACTGATCACGAAACAGTAGCTGTAAAAGCTAATGTAAAAGCTGTAAGACCAGCTCCAACACCATTCGATGCAGATACCTCAATAACAGTTGATGGTATTTTAGGTGGTATCACTGGAGAATTATCTGGTGCTACTGTTAATGGTAATGCTTTAAATTTCCAAGTAATAGGTAATGGTTTATATCTCTATACAGCTGCAGATGCAGATGATTTTAATGTAGAGATAGTTAATCAGGATCTAATGCGTAGTGTTACTTCTGAAACGAATGATGTCACAACATTACCTCTTCAATGTAAGCATGGAGTTATAGTTAAAGTAGCTAATTCTCGTGAGTCTCAAGAGGATGATTACTATGTAAGATTCCAAGGAGAGAATAATAAAGATGGTAAAGGCGCATGGATAGAATGTGCTGGTCCTGGTATTATTAGCTCATTAGATGCTACTACTATGCCTCATGTATTACAGAGACAAGCTGATGGTGACTTTCTAGTTAAGAAATATACATGGGGTGATCGTGACGTAGGAGATGATGTAACTAATCCAATGCCTACTTTTGTAGGGCAACAGATAAATAAAGTATTATTCTTCCGTAATAGATTAGCTATATTATCAGGTGAAAATGTAATTACATCAAGACCTGGAAATCTAACTAACTTCTTTGCGGATACAGCTTTAACAGTTGCTGCTATAGATCCTATTGATATTGCTTGTTCTTCTACTTACCCTTCAGACCTTTATGATGCGATAGAAATTACTAGTGGTTTACTATGTTTTAGTACTAACTCACAGTTTTTATTATCCTCAGATGATGCTATATTAAATCCAGATACAGCTAAATTAAGAGCAGTATCCTGGTTTAACTATGATAAAGTTATACCTCCTATATCTCTAGGAGTAACAGTTGGTTTTGTAGATAACTCAAATAAGTATAGTCGTTTCATGGAGATGGCTAATGTTGTTAGAGAAGGAGAACCTGATTTAGTTAATGCCAGTAAAATTGTACCTACATTAATACCTAAAGATATAGATTTATTAACTAATTCTAGAGAAAATAATATAGTACTATTTGGTAAAACTGACTCTGATACTGTTGCAGGATTTAGATATTTAAATCAAGGTAACAAAAGATTACAGTCAGCTTGGTTTAAATGGAAACATAATAACCCACTTAAATATCATTTTATAATTAATGATCAATATTATTTCTTAGATACAGATAACTTCTTACAGACTATTAATCTGATACAAGCTGATGCAGATCCAAGTATAGATCAAGATAATGTTAATTACCTTTTACATTTAGATAACTATACTACTATCAGTGGCGGTGTCTATAGTGCTACAACAAAACTTACTACCTTTACACATGGTAGTGGAGGCTGTGTATTCAATTGGCAATCAAGTGTCAGCACTCCTAATGGTACTTTAGTAGTAGTTGATTCTAATACTAGTTCTGCTAGATTAGGTAGATATGCTGTATGTACTGTTACTAGTGCGGGTGCTACCTTCACCTTACCTGGAGATTGGTCTAGTGCTACATTAAATATAGGTTATCTATATGAATATAATGTAGAATTTCCTACAATGTATTTACAGAAAGCTGAAGGAGAAGCTGTTAGATCTGATGTTAATTCTAAATTAACTGTACATAGATTAAAACTTAACTTTGGTAAGATAGGTCTTTATGAAACTACATTAAATAGAGTAGGTAAAACAGATTATACTGAAGTTTATGAGTCTACAGATCTAGATGAATATGATGCATCAGATGCACCTTATTTAGAAGAAACAATAAAAGCTATACCTGTATACGAAAATAATTTAAATGTAGATGTTACATTAAAATCCTCCCATCCAGCACCTGCTACTTTAAGATCTATGTCTTGGGAAGGTGACTGGTCCCCCATGCATTATCGTCGTGTCTAAATTTATTCACCCAATTACACCAGAGGCTGCTATTGAAGTGGCCTCTAATTTACTCCCAGAAGACTACAGAGAAGTCAAAGAGGGCCACGGGATAGATCCTTTAGAAGGACTTATTATGGCCGCTTCACAGCCCTCTACGGTGTACTTTACTGCGCCTAACGGCAAGACTGCTGGTATGGCTGGAGTATATCCAGAAGGAAAAATATGGATGTTATGTACACCACAAATATTAAAATATCCACACCACTTCGCAAGGGAAGCAAAGCGATTCGTTGAGAGTAGAGAGGAACCGCTATTATGGAACATCGTTGATAAACGTAATATTGTTCATATAAAACTACTCAAATTTTTGGGCTTTAAATTTTTGCGAGAAATTTTTCATGGCCCTTATCAATTGTCCTTTATAGAATTTTGCCGTGTGTGCACCAGATCCTAACGCTGGTATAAGATACCAAGCTAAGTTAGAAAAACAAAAAAAAGATCAAAAGTTCCACTCGGATTCACTGAAATATTGGAACCGAGAAGTCTCTGCTAAACAGAGATCAGGAGCTTTAACAACAGGTTTAAGCCGTGCTAGAAGTGATGCTTACTCTAAAGCACTATGGACTTTAGGGCAGGGCAGACAAGCAACTCAAGAAATATATAAAGCAGGAGCTAAATTATCTAGAAGAGCTGATAAAACAGGAGTATCTAGAGCTTCTAGGTATATGGCTGGAAAGTATAGAGCCATTTTAGATAAACAAAGTAATGTAGAAAGGATGTTAAATGCTACTTTTGGTCGAAATATGGATACTGTTCAACAAGGTATTCAGAGAAGACACCAGAATTTAGTAGCTAAAAACAGACAAAAGCTAGGTGTGAGACCTGAATATGGTTCTCCTGTAATGATGCCACCTAAAGATAGGCAAGGTCAGATGTTTAATAGTATATCTATGGGTCTATCTATAGCCTCATTAGGTATAACTCTTGCTAAATTCTTACCTGCATTAGGATTGGGATCAGATATTAGATTAAAACAAAACATAAGACGAGTAGGTAAATCTCCTACAGGTTATAGTATATATGAATGGGAATATAAATCAGACCCTGAAACACGTTATCGTGGAGCTATAGCACAAGACGTTCTGAAACTAAATCCTATGGCTGTAGGTATACGAAAAGACTTAACTGATAGTGATGAAGGTTATTTCTTTGTAGATTATAGTAAAATTGATATTGATATGGAGGTAGTATCGTGACAAGTTCTTTTTATGAATCTCTAGGTAAAGCATCTGGTGCACCTCCAGATATTAGTAAAACTAATTATCTAGAAACTGAAGTCGATATGACTGAATCAGTCAATGAAAATATTGACGAAATTCAGAAAGGATGGGATGCTCACTATAACCATCTAATGAAAATATGGAACCATCTATATGAAAGAGATGAAAAAAGACCACAAGAATTACTAAATTTAGCAGAGCAAGCAATCGGTAAAGGTGGTAAGAAAGGTGACTTAATACAGATTGCTGAATATAAAAAAGAGTTAGATGACTACTATGCATATGCTAGACCGTTACGAGATAAGATAAAAGAGATTGAATCTAAGTATCCACCAGGATCTCCTCAATACATAGCAGCTATGAGGCTTCTAGGTCAAGGAGATTCAGAGGTTGATTCAGAAATACAACATGAAGAATTAGCTAATTTAGTTAAACAAGAATCATATGCAGCAGCTGCACAAGGTAGTAAAGACGGTGATGTAGATGAAGCTAATAAAATCACCAGTATGTATACTGATGAACGTAAGATATATGAAGATATAAGTAACTTAAAAAACGCTGTAAATGGATGGCATGATGCAGCTGATTCAGGTTTCTTAATTCATAATGTAAGATTTGACCAAGATGGTAATAGTATACCTATTACTTATGATATGGCAACTCTAGAAGAAAAAAGAGAAATCAGATTCCTTCAAAATGCTTGGTTTGCTATAGCACATAAAGATTCAGTAAAAGGTAGATTTGGTCTTTATAAAAGAGAATTTATAAATCACTTAATCCTACAAGAAGAAACAGATCATTTAACAGCTGTTAAAAATTTCCAAGCAGCACAAGCGCAGAGTGTAGAAGAAGGTTTACAGCAAGATTTAGGTCTAAAGTTAGAGACTAACGGACCTGCTGCAATAATGAATGATATTCAAATGTCCATGAAGAATCCTACTCTTTTTACTAAAGAGGGGAATCCAAATGCTTTAGAGTCTAGAAATATTACCGAAGGTAGATTACTTAAAGTAATTAAAGATGGTAATCATAAGGCTATTAAAGGGATAAAAGAATGGATGATTACACCGTTTGAATCTTATAGTGGTGAAATGGTTACGCCTGAAAAGTATTGGGCTCCTATGGTCCGTAGATTAAACGAAGCTATAAATCAAAGAAATATTGCTGATGCTGAAGAAGAAAAGAATCAAAGGAAATCTGATGAGATAAATTTTATAAAAGACGCTAAAACAGAAGTAGAAAATTCAGATAAAGTTTTAACTTGGAAACAAGCTCAAGAGTTTGAAATTCAATTTAGACAAAAGTTTGGTTATGCAACAAATTCTCCTTTACCATCTCATGCTGGTTGGTTATATACCATAACATATAAGGGTCAAGAAGAAGATCATATTATTGAACAAAATGCTAGATGGTTATGGAGTAATGGTGTAGGAATTACTGAGACAGACCTTGTTGGAATACAAGATCAAGAATTAAAACAAGCATTACTTAAAGAACTGAAGGGTACTAATGCTGGATTAACTCAAAACTCTAGTGGAGTAGGAAGTGTAGACTTTAGAAATAGTGCAATAACAGCTATAGTTAATGATTACAGAAATGTTACTACTACACAAACAACTAGAGATGATATATGGGTAAGTAATTATGAGCAAGCTATACTATTTTATAATGAAAAATATGCTGAGAATTTTGCGATAACAGGCAGTGCTATTGCAGCTCATAGATTTGCTGTACAAGAAACTAAAGCAGAAATATATAAAACAGATGAACTTAAGATAGATCTAGGGAATGGAAAAACACAAACTAGAACAGTAGGACGGTGGGATTTAAGACCTCATTGGAGTGGAGGAGTTGATATTACAGAACGGTGGAAAACAATTAAAGCAGTTAATAATGATAGATCTTTATTAGATCAAGCTAGTCCGTATAAAGGTGAAGAAACTCATTTAGAACAAGCTGCTAATTTCTTTGAAAAAATGGAAAAAGGTACTGCAGTTCCGTATCCAGAGTACTATAAATTCCTTGGTAGTAGACTAAAAATCAATCCTCTACTATTAATGAGACAAAGATTAATAGCTACTGGTTTAATGGATAAGGATACTTTCCAAATAGTAGAAGAGGGTAAACCTGGAGAAAGGTTACTAAGTACAGATAATAGTAGTGGTAGAACTATACGAGCTTATTTGGAACAAGGTGATGATGTATCTTGGATGCTTAAAACCTCTCAGAATCCTAATACTGTAAAAGAAGGAGGATATACAGCTATACGTGATGATCAAGGTAAGTATAAAAATATTGAAGAAGTTACAGGATTAAACTTAGAAGAGATAACTCTTAGAGATGTCTTAGGGTTAGTAGAACAAGGTTATAATAATATAGGTATGTATGATTTACAAGCTAGTGGTTT